GCATCGGCCTCAGCGGCGGAGGCGCGCAGGTTCGAGTCGAACTTCGCAAGGCTCGCGTTAGCAGGTCCGGTCTGGGCCTCGACGATCACCCGCAGGACGGCGGCAGCGTTCATGTAGCGCCCTCGGGGGCGTTGTCGTTAACGTTCAAGGGCATGAAGGGCTCCAGCGCAGAAGGGGCGATGAATGACTCGCCATAGGCCCGAGCCGATCGGCTCTCAGGGCGGCGATGTAGACGTGGTGCTAGCGGAGGTGCCAGGGTCGGCACGAGTCGACGTGACGCGTGCCCTGCGCCAAATCACGGCACCCAAACTCCGGCTGTCCAACGCCGTGGCGCTTGTCGACGCCGCCCCGACGCTGCTCGCGCAGGAGGTCACGCGCCCGCAGGCGTACGGGATTCGCGAGAAGGTCGAGGAGGCCGGTGGGAAGGTCGAGCTACGGCCCGCGGGGGCGGAAACGACCCTCTCGATAGCCCCCTAACGACCGAGCGGGAGCGAACCCATCAGGGCTGCTCCCGCTCCTTTTCCCGTTCGCGGAAGTAGAACTGCCAGGCACGCATCTCGCGGATGTCCATGCGCTGTTCCATTTCGCCAACGGTCATCCTCAGCTCCAACGCGAGGTCAAAGCGGAATCGCAAATCAGTCTCCGGAACGGAGAAACTCAGTCGCCAAGGCTCTGGCAACCTCCTCCGAGATACCCGCCAGTTCGAGGTGGGCCTCGTTGATCTTGCTCACGATCGGTGCGGGCCAGCCAACAACGATCTTCGCCCACTCCTCCGCCGAGAGCTTGGGCTCGACGCAGTAGGTGGCGAGGAGGTCAGCCACCACCGGCCGGTCGAGCTCACCATCGCGATGCTTCCTCTGGGCCTCTTCGAGTTCCTTATTCTCCGCGATGCTGGGAGTCCTGAAGAGGAGGCCCGCCTTGCCGCTTTTCAGCGGAAGCTCAACCTCCTTCTCCTGGAAGTTGAACTTGGCGAAATCGGAGAGTTCGTCCTTTGTCAGCCGTTTCACGAGGTCAATTCCTGCAAGCCCGAGCCACCAGCCGGCTTGAACGTCACGTCGGTGGTCTCAGCTGAACCGACCTGACCGTCCATCGGCGTGAATTCAGGCAGGATCGCTTCAGCGATTTCCCAGGCAGGGTTGGTTTTCGAGACGGTCCCCGTGTTGTGCGTGATTTTCACCGCAAAGGGCGTGTTAGAGCCCTGGAGGGGACCGAGGGTGCGGTTGACGGAACCTTCGGCGTGGTCCTGGTAGAAGGTCACCATCGCCTGGTCGTCAGAGATGCCGAGCAGGGTTTCCTTGCTTTTGGCTCCCATCGCCGTGACATCCTGTTCTTCGGATTTCTTGGTGATGGTGACCTTCTGGACGTGATCTGAGAGATCAACGCCATTGACTACGACCTTGGCTTCCCGGAGGATGCTCTTAGCCATTCGCTACTCCTTTGTCTTGTCGGGGCCAGCCGCCGGAGCAGTGGCCTTAGAGGTTCCTCCGTCCGCAGCAGCGGAGACGGGTTCGATCGAGCCAGCCGCGATCAATCGGCTCTCCTGCTCTTCAGAGAGGAGATCGGTGAAGGTGTCGCCCTTGGCGTAACCGAGGACGGCAGCCTCTCCCGTGACCTTGTAGGCCTTGGGCTTGCCTTTCGGCATGTGTCCCCCTTTCGGGATCTAGGTCAGGTAATCGACTTGCCACTCAGCCCCGAGAAGGGGAGGGGCGTCACGTCTTGGGTAAATGCGGTAGCCGGAGGTAGAGCGCACGATCGCGTCAGTGACGGTCTCGCGAAGGGTGCGGTCGGCGTCGATGGCCGCGCAAACAGAAAGGTTGCCGTCTTCCTCTAGAAGCTGGTCGAGCGTGGCCTCAGTCTCGTCGCTCGGCTCGCCCACGATGACCTGCACGACCAGGCGCTTCATCGGATCTGTGCCGTTGCCGAACTTCGCCTCACCGGGGGCAACCTTTACCTCTCCGGGGAGATGCTCCAACGCAGCCTTCAAACCCTCGCGGATTGCGGTGATGCTCATTCGATCTTCACCCGGTACAGACCCCCTCGGTGGAAGATGGCTTCTGCGGAATCAGCCTCTGAATAGGAGGGCATATCGGACTCGCGCAGGCAGAAGAGAGTGGTTGCGCCTTCGACTTCGAGCGCGGCATCGTTGAGGAGTGCTTCGCAGCGCCCATCGATGTCCTCAGCTGCGTCTGCGGCCTCGCCGCGAGCGATCCCCTTGACGAGCCACACCTCTTCCTTGAAGGCCGGCCGCCCGGACATTGCCCAGACCGGCGTACCCGCCTGCCTATGGAAGATCACGTAGGGGTATTTGGCGTCCTGCGGTGCCTTGTCGTGGTAGATGCCGTGCGCAAGCTCTTTGAGCTGTTCGTCGGCGCTGAGGACGGCGTAGATGGCCTTACGGACCGAGTCCATCAGCCGAAGACCCGCGACATCGCCGCATAGAACGGCCCTCGGGCAGCCTCGGCAGCCGGTGTGAGGTAGGGGCGCGCCGACATCCCGACCCAGCCAGGGCTGTATGAAATATCGTCGGGCTTGCCCTCGAACTGGCTTGCCTCGCCACGCTGGCCCGTGCCGTACTCGACGTAGGCGGCGTATTCGACGCTCGTGCCGACCTCGGCGTAATGGCCCAGCACGTTGGCCTCAACGCTGCTGAGCAGATTGCCGGTCACGACCGAGCCGTTTGAAATCAGGTTCCGCTTCGCCCCGGCCTCGATTTCCATCGCCGTGCGAGCTACAACGGCCGCAGTCTTCACCTCGGCCTCGGCCACGATCTCGGGGATGCGATCAACAAGCTCTGCGGGCATCAGGGAGCCTCTCTCGCCTCGACTTCGCGGGCGATCTCTGTGGAGCGTCTCCGAAGCGCCGTCACCTCGAACACGCCATGACCTTCGACTTCAATCTGGTCGCGCTCATCCACCTCGGTACCGGCGGGGATGGAGATGACATGAGTGGTGCGTGCGTCCAATCGGTCTCCCGCCGGTTTGGGCATCGCCCGAGCGCCCGTATACTCGCCGCCTTTCAGCGGAGCTAGAGCGCACTCGAAGGCATCCCCTTTCGTGTAGGTAACTTTCCGCCCGCCGCCTTCATCAGCCACCTGGACGCGGGTGAGCACATAGCCCGTGCCCGTTAGAAGCCCGGCGATCTGGCTATCCGCCAAGCCCTGCGAGAAGCCGAGCATTACAGCCCCGCAGAGGGGTTGTCGAACTGACCACGTGTGAAGGCCCCCGGCGTGCGGTCTTCGTCCTGCGAGCGGTTCGTCTTGTCCGAAACGCTCGTCCCTCCGGCGAACGGAGGCACCGAGCTGGTAGAGAGCGCCCGCAACTCCTTCGCCCGTGCGGCCAGGTTTTCGGCCGCTTTGGAGTACGTGACCTTGGTGTCCCCAGTCGCCACATCTGCCTGCATGGCGTAGCGCCGCGCGATGCTCTCGCAACACCTCGCCGCAGCCGCTCGGACCCCCGACTCCTCGGCCAGCGCATATTCGATCTCTTCGTCGGAGACCAACTGCGTGGATTCATCGGTGTCGGGGATCTCAAAGCGAACCGCGTCAGCGTCGCTCAGGGACGGATCGCCGGAGTAAGACCAGCTCATGACTCGGTGCTGTCACTTCCCTCGGTGGGCTTCGCGTCGTCAGCTGGCTTGGACTTTTTGCGTGCTGGCTTGGGCTGGCTTGGCACCTCGGTGATATGCCCCAGGGTCAGGAGGGACGCGTAAGAGCGCCCCTCCTCGTCCTCGGGAACGGTCTCACCAGGCTCGATCCACTCATCGCCCCAGCGAAGCCGCCGTGTGGCGATGTAGGCCATCAGGCAACCACGCCTTTGAAGTAGATCCCCAGCTCTTTGGCGACGACCTGCATGTCGTAGGCGACGCGGATCTGGAGAACGTCGGAGTGCGCGAGATCCTCACGGCCCCTTTCGATGACACCGCCGTAGGCGTTCGTCGCCCCAGGCAGCAGCCCGGTCCACGCGAAGATGTAGCCACCGGAGGGCTCATCGAGGGACGGGCTGGGCGCCGAGTAGACGAGCAGCATGTCCTTGCGGCTGACGATGAAGTCGATGTCATCGGCAGCACCCTCGTTGGCGCTGTTCTTGACGCTGCCCGGCACGACCACGTTGTCGACTTCAAACAGCTCCGCCAGGATCTCGGCGTTGATCAGGCCGCGCTGGGTGTACTTGATGCGGTCCTTGATTTCCGGGTGGTTCTTCAAGCCACGGTAGGCATCCCGGCCCAGCACGAGCGTGTTGGGCTCAAAGCCCGTAGCGCTCCCGAGTTCATCGCGCTGCTCATCGATGAATTCAACGGGTTCGGTGCCAGCCTGGTCGAACTGAAGGAATTCCCCCGCGCCCGGCGAGGACGATTTGCCTTTCAGGTCCGTACCCCAGACGCCTTCTTTGAAGTAGCTCCCCGCCCAGTCGGAGTCGCGATGGATCATCACCTGCCCGGTGAGCAGGCGCATCCCGGCGCGATCCGGGTCGAGGGGCTGGTCGGCGTTGGTCCGGGTTCGATCGTCGATCGAGTGCTCCAGCCCTTCCTCCTCGCAGAGGTAAGTGCCGCTTTCGACCGCGTACCCGGCCGTGTTGGGACGGCCACCCAGCGGGCGAGGGCCAACCTCGTCGCGGAAGAAATGCCCCTTCGGGTAGATCGCGTACTTGTCGGACTGCTTTTGCACCGGGACGACAGGGAAGACCTTGTCGGCCACGAATTTGCGCGAGTCCTGCGCCCACGAGACCGACAGGTTCGTGAGGTACTGATCGATGTGTAGATCCGAAGGAGTCGGCTGGTCCTTCCGGATCGGAGTTACGAGGCTCATGTGTTCCTATCTCCTTTTGAGGACCGCTATGCGCGGCCTGCGGTCGGGGTGGCGCGGAACGACAAGAGCTCGTTTTCCGCTGCTTTCTTCTCAAGCGCGATCCCGACGATCCGGGTGCCCTGCGCTTTGACTTTTTCTTCTTTGATTTCGGTCGCCGTGGCCGGGACGACATGGCCGTTGGCGTCCGAGGAGAGGAGCTGGCCGGGTTTGACGGCGGCTCCGGCAATGGCCTTCACGCGACCGGCGGTTGCGTAGGTGCCGTGCTGGCCTTTTTTGGGCTTGTCCTGAAGGACGAACGCCACGTCACCCGCGCCCGCTTTGACGAGTTCGCCCGCTTCGTTCAGCTTGACCAGCGTGTATTGCTTGGCCGAGAGGTCTTCACCGGCGAGTGCCGAT